GAAGATGAACCAGAAGATGAACAACCAGCTCAAAGGTTTGAAATTGAAGACCATATCAATGATTTATTGACGAGTATGTTTGGGTTTAAATATTATTTTGGTAAAGAATATGAACAATCGAGAGCGCCTAAATCAGTAATACAAAAAAAAGACATCCAAGGCTCACTATTACCAATACAACAAAATCAACCTAAACCCGTACCGTTCCTCGATCAATTAAATGGCAGTGATAGAGAATTTCTTATGAGTGATCGTGAGTTTAGTAGGATTATTAGATTATTAGATTTTGATAAATTTTCGGAAGCTTTAAATGCATTAATTAGGTATAAACAAAAAATAAACGAAGAAAATTTTGTTAAATCAGAAACTTTTCGTATTATTGCAGAAAATGAACTTCCAAGAATATCTAAAGGTGAGTTAATTGATTATATTAAAAATAGAAAAATATGATAGATAAAGACACCACAATTGCACCAACAATTGCGCCAACAATTACTCCGACACATGATCCGAGTAAAATAGAAATTGTTAAACCAAAAGTTATCCCAGCACCAAAGGGATAATTTATTTGGTAATTCAAAAAATTTTTATTAATTTTGCCTTGTCCTTAAAACAAGGCATTTATTATTTTATATGATACCAAATCTCGAAAATTACCCAAATTATATTGCGGAAAAGAATCAAAAAGACTTACGTACACGCAAACATGCTTTGGGTAAGTTATCAATATATTCGTCAGATAGTGAACCAACATCTAATCATGAAGAGATTTTAGCCTCTAAACGATATCGTGCGTTGATGGATGATTATGCACGAGCAACGGGCGTGGAAGTATCTCAGGTTCACCCAATGATCATAATGAGAAAGATTGGGATTCTGGGGGCACAAATAATGCACTCTGAACACCAACATAAATCCGAATTAATCAAAATTGCTGAGGAAATTGTAAGATCGGAATATAATATTGATGATACAGAAGTTATATTCGATCTTGAAATAATGGAAACCCCTGTTACAAAAATCCCAGATGGTTGTAATAAAAAAGATAATATTAACCCATTTGAACTTGAAGAAATTTTCCAAGATGAGATTTTAGCTGAAATAACAAAAAGACGAATAATGAACGCATTAATGCAGGGTGCGGCTAAAAAAGCTCACTTTATGTTTCATTTGGCGGGGGAACAACTTAATGATTTAATACCTGATATAACTAAATTATATCAAGAAACACTACTATCCAACGATTTACTTTATTATTTCATGGATGATACTGCGTTTTCTGAAAATTTTTGTGAACAAGATATCGTTTCTTCATATGTTAAACTTAATTTTGATGGGGATATACCTGTAATCGAAGCTAAGGCGTTTTCTTTCCCCATCTTGGTACATGAAATGGTTAAAGGGGTACTTGAGTTACTGGCAACTCAGGGTCAACCAGAAGATGAAGAAACCGCTAAAACGGTACTTGATTTATGTGACCTACTTAAAGCTGAAATTTGGTGTTGTAGGTTAGGTCCTGAAATATGGACAGAGTTTCATCAACTAATTGACATTGATCATTATGATATTAAAAAATTAATAATATCTGATATTTTTAAAAAACCCGCTGAAGAGTTTAATTCATTTTTCTATAATGTTCTTAACAATAAGGAAAGGGCGAAGCGTGAGTTATTCAATATAGGTAAAAAGCATCGTGAGAGTATAATGAATCACAATTTCGATTTAGACTTTTAATAATGGATTAACTATTTATCTATATATAGAATATATATGGATAAAAGAGAGTTACTGATTGAATATGCAAAGTGTGCGGCTGATCCAAGTTATGTAATACAGAATTATTACGAAACATTTGATAAAACGAGTGAGGGTTATGTACCCTTTAAATTATTCCAAAGACAAAAGGAATTAATTAAAAATTATGAAGAGTTCCGATACAATCTTGTTCTTAAATACAGACAGGCGGGTATTACCACAGTAACAGCAGCTTATGCTGCGGTTAAGACAGTAATGGCTGATAAGGAAAACCCTGAGAAAATACTAATTCTCGCCAACAAACAAGAAACGGCTATAGAGTTTTTAACGAAAATACTGGATTTTGTAAAACAATCCCCTAAATGGTTACTACAAAATGTTGGTGATTTTAATAAAGATGGTAAGATAGAATTTCTTAAAGGCGCACAAAAACACGTTAAATTTAAAAACAATTCTGAGATTAAAGCTGTGGCTACCTCTAAGGATGCCTTGCGTGGTTACTCACCAACTATTATGATTCTGGATGAGGCTGCGTTTATCGAAGGTGGTGCCGAGTTATGGTCAGCTTGTCTGGCTTCTGTATCAACAGGTGGTAAAGTATACCTAATTTCCACACCAAATGGTATTGATGAGATTTATTACGAAGCGTATGAGGGTTCAGTTAAAGGTACAAATCAATTTAAAATCACAGCTATTAAATGGTGGGAAGATCCACGATATAATAAGGGTCTTAAAATGATTAAGACTGATGATATTTTATCATGGATACAAAAACCAGCTGAAGAAAAGACCGAAGAAATTATAGAAAATATAATACCAGCTGAAGCTAATGGCGTTGTGAATGCTGAGTTATACGCCTATATAATGAAGTTAATATCTGAAGGTTATCAGCCGCAATCAAAATGGTTTGAGCGTATGTGCCGAGATATGAACCTTAATAAAAGGATGATCAACCAAGAGTTGAATTGTGCTTTTATTGGTTCTGGTGATAACGTAGTTGATGCAACTATATTAGAAAAACAAATACAAACTAATGTAACCGACCCAATTTTTAAAGATAATAGATGGGATGGTACCCTATGGATATGGAAATATCCTGAAGAGGGTCATCGATATATTGCCGCCCTTGATGTTTCACGTGGTGATTCTGAGGATGCTACAGGTTATACAATTATCGATTTTGACACATTTGAACAAGTATTAGAATATCACGGGAAGGTACCACCAGATGTTGCGGCATTGTTTGTAGACCAATATAGTAAAATGTATAATGCTTTAACTACATTTGACATTACTGGCGGTTTGGGTATCGCCGCAATTAACAGATTAAAAGAGATGTTATTCCCACCTAAACTTTATCATTATGATGATGAGGATGATTTAACGTTATTCTACGGTGCCCCAGATGATAAAATACCAGGTATAAATTTTGCATCAAGAAATAGACGAGTACAAATAGTACAAGCTTTAGAAGAAGCTATTGTTAGATCTGGGTTTAAAATCAGGAGTATTAGATTGATTAACGAATTAAAAAAATTCGTATATAAAAATGGTAAAGCTGACCATATGAAGGGTTCTCATGATGACTTAATTATGGCGCTTGGTATGTGTTTATTTGTAGCTAATACATCATTTAAGAGATTATCTGAAAGTATCGGAACAACCAAAGCAATGTTGGATAGTTGGAAAGTTCAGAATAATAATATACAAACAACGGCAACAACGCTTTTAAAGGATGTAAATACACTAATTACTGGTAATAATCCTGGAAATAGCGGTATTTATAATAATAATGAAGGAATATTACAAAATACTCGTGACTTTTGCTGGGTATTTGGTAATATTGATAAGTATAGACCTAAAAAACAAACATAATGGCACAAGAATTTTTATCAAGGTTTAATACAGTAGGTGCGGTAAGGGTTAGTGTGGAAAGTTCTAAGGGTATAGATAATAACGTGAACAAGACATCAAATTTATTTTGTTCACCTTATGATGACCCATTTGTTAAATATGCATATGATAAAAAATGGTTAATTCAAGTACAGCGATTTGTACATGAACCAGTTTTTGAATGTGGATATGTTGAATAAAAATATATTATGGCAAATACAGTTTTTCAAAAATTAAATAAAGTATTAGGTAATGAATTAGAATCACCTAAATATATTATGGATCCAAATTCATTTAAGAATTTGGATGATCATGAAGTGGAAATGAAGAGGCTCGAAGCTCAACAAACTCTTTATTTACAGAATCAGTGGAAGAAAATAGATAATGAGCTTTATCAAAAAGCCGTTTATTACGAACCAACCAGAATTGCATCATATTATGATTATGAAGCTATGGAATTTACACCTGAAATTGCCGCAGCCTTAGATATATTTGCTGAAGAAGCCACCACACCAAGTGAAAACGGTAAAATTTTAACCGTGTATTCCGAAAGTAATCGTATTAAAGATGAATTAACGGATCTATTTGAAAATGTTATCGACATCAACTCAGTATTAACCAGTTGGGCGAGAAATTTATGTAAATATGGTGATAATTACTTATATAATAAAGTAGTACCAGGTAAAGGTATTGTAGGTGTAACCCAATTACCAAATATTGAAATTACCAGAGCAGAGCCAGGTTTTTCTAAGGTAATGAGTATGGATGATTTTCAAAAAGAAAAGAATGTTAAATTCTTCTGGAAAGAAAAACAACTTGATTTTAACTCATTTGAAATATCACATTTTAGATTACTTGGTGATGATAGACGCTTACCTTATGGTACAAGTATGCTTGAAAAGGTAAGGCGAATTTGGAAACAATTACTTTTATCCGAAGATGCTATGTTGGTATATAGGGTAACGAGAGCGCCAGAAAGGAGAGTCTATAAGGTTTACGTTGGTAATATGGATGAAAAAGATATTGATGCTTATGTTGATAAGGTAGCCAATAACTTTAAACGTACAAATGTTGTAAACTCACAAAACGGTCAACAAGATACAAGATATAATGCTATGGCTGTTGATCAGGACTTCTTCATCCCAACAAGAGATCCTGCATTACCAATGCCAATTGAAACATTACCAGGTGCCCAGAATTTGGGTGAAATTGCGGATATTCAATATATACAGAATAAATTATTAGCCGCTTTAAGGATACCTAAAACATTTTTAGGCTTCGATCAAGCGGTTGGTGACGGTAAAAATTTATCGATATTAGATATACGTTTCGCAAGGGCTGTACATAAAATACAAAGAGCTTTAATACAAGAGCTTAATAAAATGGCAATTATTCACTTATATATTAAAGGATATGAGGATGATTTACATAATTTTACGTTATCATTAGCCAACCCATCAACCCAAGCTGATATGCTTAAGGTTACAAATTGGAAAGAAAAAATACAATTATATAAAGATGCTGTTACTGATCTTGGTAATGGTTTTGCTCCAGTTTCACAGGTTTGGGCTAAAAAAGAAATCCTTAATTTCAGTGATGATGATATTAAAATAGATATACAAAGACAAGCTGTGGAGAGAGCCGCATCTGAGGAACTTAAAATATTGGGTGAAACCATAAAACAAACTGGTATATTCAGAGATCTTTATAAACTTTATAAAATCGACCCAGACAATATGGCGCAAGCACAGGCACCAAACCAACAAGACGGCGGTTCACCAGGTAGCATGGGTGGTGGCGGCGGTAGTATGGGTGGCGGTGATGCTGGTACTGAACCAGGTTTAGCTCAAGACTTTACAGCACCATTAGGCGAACCTGGTGAAGAACCTACGGGTGAACCAGGGGCTGCGGGTGAAGATACGCCAAGTGGATTTCCAGGTTCGGATGAACAAAATAATGAATTAAAGGAAGGGATGATTAAAAATATGTTAACAAACAGAAGACAATCAATTAATGAGAATATCGCTAAAACTTTGAAGGATATCGATAAATTATTGAATGAATAAGTTTTTTAGTCAAAAAATAAATATTTATTAAAAAGAATTAACTATGTTTGGTTTACTAAAAGAAAATATTCTAAATGATTTAGAATCAATATATATCGATAAAGGTGAAAAGGCTTTAAAATTAGGCTTTAATCAGTTTATTAAAACAATTAAAGAATCTAAAGATCTTAAAGTTTTTTATAATATATACTCATTATATGATGATATACAATTCGATAACCCAACAATCGCCAAGGAATTTGTTGAAGAATCGCTTAATCAGTTAAAAACTTTGGATAAATCTGAAGTTAACAAAATTAAAAATTTAGTGGAATCAACAAAACCTTTACCACCAACATCAAGATTTGCTTATTTAGATGAACTTGTATTCAACGACAAAATATCAATAAAAGAGAAAGTTGAGTGTAAATATAATTTGGTTAACTCACTTATAACAGAAAAAACTAATAACGAGGATTTAATCAATAATATTACCAATGCTGATAAAAAAATTAACGAATCAATTGAAACGTTAACTGAAGAACAGTTAAATATCGTTAACTTATTAGTTGAAAATGATATTGAAAAGATTAACTCATATTATAATAATTTAGTATCCGAAACACAATCACTTATAGATTCTAAGATTATCGAATCTAAATCAACACCTGATACGGTTATTAAATTAGTTGAGGCTAAAATAAAGCTAAAAGATCTATCAAGTGAACCTTCGATAAATAATATTGAATTAATTTTAGATTTAAAGAGTATTCTATAAGACTAAATTTGGTTTTATCATTTTTTTTATTTAATTTTATAGAATATAATAAAAAAGTGATAAAATGAAAACCAAAACATGTTTTGCAAGTTCGGAAAAGAAAGAGGGTTACTTAATGATAACCAATTTAGAATAAAATACGGTACAATAGATGCTTTAAAATTAAATTCAATATATATAAATATTGAATCATGGGTTCAACCAGAAGAAGAACTAAATTATGAATCTTACATAAGATTAATGCGAAGGGATGTTATATTAAAACTAAACGATAAACTTGATTTGAATTTCTTTAATTCAAATTTCATAGTTGATTTAGATCTTCGCTATTCAGGTATGAATATGAAAAGAAAATCATTCATGTTACTTGAAATTACACTCTACCCCAAAATCAAACCAAAATTTAACTCTGTAGCGATGGCAACTAAAGTTGCTGAGGTCGCAAATTGTGTAACGGAGGTACTAAATAAAAATAAATTTATCTTTAACGCCAAAAAACATGAACATCAGTAATAATGATTTTTTAGATATTGATCCAGATGAAAATATAATAAAACAAATACAGATCGAAGGTGGTGACCTATCATCCATAGGTGATAATATGGATACTTGGTTTTCAGTTAACGGAAAGGATTACTTCTTTAACTACAAGAGTATTGTCAAAATACCATCAGGACTATACTCTATAGCATTTACAGAAAACAACGGATTCGGCGTATCAAAGATGAGTTATAAATCCGAAGATTACTTTACCTTACCATCTTTACCACATGAAGAAATTATCGAAGACATCAAAAAATTCTGGGATAATAAAAGTAATTATGAAAAATATAATCTTACACCTAAAAGAGGTATAATATTACATGGTGACCCAGGTGGTGGAAAGACCAGCCTTATATATCTTCTTATCGAGGAAATGAAGAAATATGATGGTATATGTGTTTATTTTGATAACCCAAAAACATGGGTCGAGGTTGCTAAATTAATAAGAAAAATTGAACCAAACCGCCCAATATTATGTATTATCGAAGACCTTGATGGTGTGATTGAAAATCATGGCGAGGAAATATTTTTAAACTTTCTTGATGGTTTAAATTCCGTATCAAACATTGTGTATGTGGCAACAACCAATAATATTAACGATATACCTGATAGGATCAAAAATAGACCATCTCGTTTCGATAAGAAATATGAGGTTAAAAAACCAACCGAAAGTGATAGAATAGTTTATTTTAATCACATGATTCATGATGAGGATAAGTTAACTTATGATATTAATAAGCTTGCTAAAGACACCGCTGGGTTAAGTATGGCACACCTTAAAGAATTATTCATTTCACTTTATATATTTAAAAATGATTATAAGAAGTCTTTGGTAGATATTAAAAAAGGTAATATAACTGATAAAGTTATTGGTTTTAATATAAATAATGACTAAACTCGTCTTTTATTTTAATCGCAAATATTTATATTTACAATAATATTTATATATGGGACTTAAAATACTAAAAGAAGGTGAAGAAGGGTTTGGTTTAATGGTTGAACATGATGCTGGATTCATCTCTAAAGATTTCACAAAATCATTTCTAACAGAAGGTACAATCAATGAAACACTTGATTTAACCAAACCAATAATATATTACGCAACCTTACAAAAATTTGGTGTTGAGAACCGAAATGGTAGAATATATCCTGAAGAGATATTAAAACGCCAGGTTGAGGTTTATAAGGAAGTTATTAGAAGAAATTCAAGCTTCCATGAGATGGATCACCCAGATTCATCAACAATATCACTTAAAGGTGGGTCACCATATAGGATAGTAGATTTATTCTGGAAAGGTAATGCCCTTATAGGTAAATTAGAAATTCTCGTATCAGAGGGCTATAGAAAAAGTGGTATCATATCTTGCAATGGTGACCTTATGGCTCACTATCTATCATACGGTATGACCGTTGGTATATCATCAAGGGGTATAGGTACACTTAAAAAAGTTAGTGGTAAAAATGTTGTACAAGATGATTTCGAACTTATTTGTTGGGATGCTGTATCAACCCCATCCACACCTGGATCTTATCTATATAAAGAACTTGAGGATTTCGGAAAATATGATGAGGTATTACCATCAGCTAAAGATGAGATCGAAGAATCGAGTTCCTCTAACGCTTTTCTTGATAAATTAAGAAATTTTTTAGGTAAATAATTTGGTTTTATTGGTGTTTTTGATTACTATTGTAGTAATTAATTAAAAAAATATATGGAAAAAACATTTTATTGGTTCTTGGTAACCACCCAATTCGATCAGGTTGACGATAATGGTAAAAGAAAGACAATCAAAGAGAAATTTTTGGTAAAAGCTGTATCACCTACAGACGCTCAAAGTATTGTCACTACTGAGTATGAAGGTACTAACATCGAGTTCAGAATCATCGGTATGGCTGAACAAAAATTCATTAAGGTTTTACTACCTGAAACAGTTGGATTGAACGACTAAGAAAAGAATTTTTAAACTTTTTTTTGCAAAACCCAGGAAATTTAATTATTTCTTGGGTTTTTTTATTGTTTTAACTGAATTATTTGTCCTTTTCAAAAATATAATATATTTATATCTAAGAAAGCAATAATAGTTTTTAAAACACAATAAAAATATGAGCAAAAAAAGTATATTAGCAGAAACTCTAAGTGCTATACAAGAAGTTAGAGGTGCTATAGAAAAAAATGCGAATCATGTCCTTAAATCATCCCTTAAAGAAGATTTGGAAGATATTATCAAAAAAGGTATATCTGGAATGGGAGATGAAGAAACAGGCGAAGAAGACAATATTGAAGATATGAATCCCGATTCAGAAAATGGCATGGGCATCGATCTTTCAGGTGGTTCTGAACCAGAAGGTATGGGTACTGAGCCAGGTATTGAAGACACTCCAAGTGACGAAATACCAGGTGATGAAGTAGTTGACCTAACTGACAAATCAGACGAAGAAGTTCTAAAGAGATTTGAACTTATGGAACCAACTGATGAGATCGAAATTGTTCGCACAGGTGAAGGTATTCAAATTAATTTCCACCCAGAAGGTTCTGGCGAAGAAGGTTCTATGGAACCTGACGCTGAAACCCCAGGATTCGCACCAACTGGTTTAGGTGGTGGCGAAGAAACAGAGGAAATGCCAGGTGAAGAATCTGGTGAAGAATCAGGTGAAGAACCAGGTTTCGGTGGAGATGAAGAAGAAGACGAAGAACCAAAAATGGATGAAAACGAAGATGGCGTAATGTACGAAATCGAAATCGCTGAAGAATCCGAAGAAGGTGTTGAAGAATCAACCGAAGAGGAAGATGAACCAACAGTGGATGAAGTAAAGACTACCAGTGGCATCAAAATGCTACAAAACAAAATCAAACCAGGTAGCCAGTCAGAAGACTTACAAGAGAAACTTGTTAACACAAGGAAAAAATTACAAGCTCTTGTCGTAGAAAACAAAAAAATAAAGCAAGAATTAGATTCATTCAAAACACTTAAAGAATCATTCCAAAAGAATGAAAAACAGTATAAGAATGCTATCGAACTTCTTAAAACAGAACTTACGGAAGTTTCATTGTTCACAACTAATTTAACACACGCTGTTAAGTTAATGACGGAGAATACAACAACTAAGGACGAAAAGTATAAAATACTTTCAACTTTAGATAAGGCTAAAACTCTTGATGAATCAATGCAACTTGCAGCAACTTTAGAAGAACAATTTAAAACAAAAAAATCAACTTCAGCTGCCGCAATCCTTGAGTCTAAAGTTCTTGACAAACCAGGAATGAGTAGCGCTTCAGCTTCTATTAACGAAGCTACCGTTTATCAAAATCCTCAGATTGAAAGAATGAAAGAATTGATAAGTAGAATAAAATAATTAATAAAACAAAAATTAAAAACCAAATAAAATGGGTGCATTATTAGAATCAGGAAGAGTTGGTAACGTAAGCGTTAACCACTTAAAACTTGTAAGAGAAGATGTTATCAGTAGATGGGATAGTTTAGGTCTTTTAGAAGGTCTAAAGAACCACACGAAAGATAACGTAGCTCAATTATTCGAGAACCAAGCTTCTTGGATGTTAAACGAATCTACCGCTTTAGGCGTTGAAGGTTCTTTCGAAACCGTTGTGTTTCCAATTGTAAGGAGAGTATTCTCTAAATTATTAGCTAATGAAATCGTTTCGGTTCAGGCGTTGAACTTACCAATCGGTAAATTGTTCTTCTTCATACCAAAAACTGGTAGATCAGCATTCGGTGTTGGTGGTACTGAAGCTTATGCTCAGTCTAACGATCCAAGAAACCAAATGGGTCTTCAGTCAGGTTACGGTTTCAATGATAGCGTTAACTTGTATGATTCATTCTACGGTGAAGACGGTCTTTATGACGCTTCTAAGGGTAAGAGCCATGTTGTAACTGGTACGCCAGACTCTACATACACTTATGCTTACTCTAAAACATCATATGATGGTTTCGTAACAGGTGGTACATCAGCAATCGCAGCTGGCGCAAATGCGATAATTAAAGTAACCTTCAACTTGGCTACTGTGTTAAACACACTTTTACCAGGTATGTCTACAGGTTATAACGGTGAAAACCCAACTCAATATTTGTTTGAGAACGCAGAAGAATTCTTATCTACGTTGCACATGACTTATAGCGGTGGTACATTAGATTGGAACTTCGCAGTACAGAAGTACGGTAGACAATTAATGATCAACCAAGCTGCTAACCAGTGCTATACTTACGTACAAATCACTAACCCATTATCTGGCGCTCTTGCGTTAGACGATATCGCAGCTGTGGCTAAGGTATACGAATCATTAGAACTTTCTGATGATATGGGTGAAGTTAGCTTCGAGCTTAAATCTGTAACAGTTTCTGTTATCGAAAGAAAACTTAGAGCTGCATGGTCACCAGAACTTGCTCAGGACGTTAGTGCGTTCCATAACATTGACGCTGAGGCTGAATTGACAGCATTATTATCAGAGCAGGTAGCTGCTGAAATCGATAGGGAAATCTTACGTGACTTACGTAGAGGTGCCGCTTGGAGATTATATTGGGATTACGCAGGTAAAACTGGTCGTGGTATCGATACTGATAACACAGCTGCTTTCTACACACAGAAAGAATGGAACCAAACATTGTTAACAGCAATCAACCAGGTTTCTGCTCAGATTCACAAAGCAACATTAAGAGGTGGAGCAAACTTCATCGTATGTTCTGCTGAAATCTCTGCTATATTTGATGACTTGGAATATTTCCACGTTTCAAACGCTGCTCCAGAGCAAGATAAATTTAACATGGGTATTGAAAGAATAGGTGCATTGTCTGGTCGTTACCAGGTATATCGTGACCCTTACTTCCCAGCCGACACGATCCTTTTGGGTCACAAGGGTACTTCATTGTTAGATACTGGTTATGTATACGCACCTTATGTGCCAATGCAGTTAACACCAACTATGTATAATCCGTTTACTTTCGCACCTGTGAAAGGTTTGATGACGAGATATGCTAAGAAAATGGTAAATAACAGATATTATGGAATTATTAAAGTGAAGAATATCGTAACATTCGGTATTGATAGCTTCAGATAATCAATATCTAAAAATAAATATAAAATTGGGTGGTTTTTCCACCCTTTTTTATTACTTTTGTATTATACCATAAAACCGATTGTTTACAAATATGAAAAAAATAGAATTTACGGAAGAACAAATAAAAAATATTATAATTGATTACACCATTAACATAATTGGAACGCCAACAATAAGTGAAAAATATAATGTAAGTAAGCCAGTTATAAATAAATTGTTGAAAGCAAATGGTATTAAAATTGACACACCTGGTCAACGATTTAAGGGTGGTAAATCATCCTCATATAAACGTAATGCTGACAAACATCGTGATAAAAAATATGCTTATCATAAAGAATGGTATGAGGAAAATAAGGAGAATGTTAAAGAATATTTAGAAACCTATCGAATAAAAAATATTGATAAGATTCGAGAAACTAAAAGAAAATATGAACGTAAAAGAAAATCATCCGATCCCATTTATAAATTAATTGGTAACTTTAGAACCGCAATCTATACCGTTTTAAAAGAACAAAATGTTGAGAAATCAAATCATTATTTTGAAATGCTCGGTTACAAACCGATAGATTTAATTGAACATCTGGAAAAACAATTTAATGATGGTATGACCTGGGAAAATTATGGTGAATGGCATGTTGATCATAAGAAACCAATAACAGCGTTTACCTTTGAAAATACTGAGGATTTAGGTTTTAAAGAGTGTTGGTCGTTAAATAATCTGCAACCATTATGGGGTTCTGAAAATATTTCTAAAGGTAATAAAATTCTCCGTTAATTCAAAGTATTTATTAGTATCAGGCAATATCACATATAAATAAAAGGTTAGGAATAACCTAACCTCTATTTTTTATAAATCACCGAGTTTTAAACATTTGTAGAGTATATCACAATCGATTGTTTTTGATAGGTAAGCGACATTCCATTCAGGAAATGTTGGTTTAACACCACCTTCAATTAATATCAACTCTGTTTCTTTTTCCCATAAAGAAATTTCTTCATTGGTCATTTTATTTAGAAACTCTTCAGCGTAAGCGGTGGAGAGTATAGGTCTATCGATTAAATCAATTAATTTTAAACTGTACTTCATATATTGGGTATTTTTTATTGGAAAATTAATAATTTTTTACAATCCCTATTAATATCTTCTTGTAATGACGCTTGGTGTAGTCTTTTATTTGCAATATCGATTATTAATTTTTTATTGATTTCCGTATTTTCGGCAAATAACCACCCATAGTATGTCCAATATTGATTATCATTATAGGTAAACGTATACCCACCACCATTACCATCATATATTTTTATATCTGATACCAGACTATTAATAGGTATTACCTCACGCTTATTTGTTGAATGACAAGGTTTACCATTAATAAATTTAGTTATACCTTCAGGTAGCTCTGTAGTTATAAGATATGATTTATTTATATCTAACACATGTTGAATTTTATTATAAATATCTTCCAGATCCCCATCATTTGTAATGAGATGCTTATATTCAATTTCAAACATCTCTTTCTCAGATGCGTGAAAATCACCGACATTCATACCTGGTCGATCAACCCTCCAAATTTCGCCACCTAAAGATACGATTGATTCAGCCTCATGTTTAAATCTAACATCAGAAATAACTATATTCTTATCTGAATTATCATCAACATAGTACCACTGCTCAAATCTCTTCACCCAAATTAAACGACCAATTTTTTCAAACGCTGGGATGTATTTAGCTAAATCATATTGCCCTATTTCGGTACCTAAAATCTTTAATATATCTCTCGGTGTACAACCCCACACTGGGTCAATCTCATCCTTACCATCGCCAAATACTTGGTAATCACTGAAACCAAATAATTCCTTACACGCACGTTTTATCGGATCAGCATAACTATATTTGCTAAAATTATAATTTTTACAGAGATAATCTGAAATTGTATCTTTACCAGATCTTTTTAGACCAATAATACCTATTAATTTATTCATAATAAACAATAGTAATAAAAAATTACGATAAAAACAAATAAAAAACCCACACTAAAAAAGCATGGGTTATATATTTTAATTTATTATTTATTTATCGTAATTTTAATTGTTTTTTCAGATTTTTTACCGTGTCAATCAATTCTTTACCTATATGATGATTCTCGCTTACAGTTGTAGTTCTTTTATCATTAGGGTCTATTTTATGATTTGTATAATAATCATCTTCTGTATTATTTTCGGCATCACTATTAGTAGCCGTATACCCGCTTTGATTTGGTGCTGCATTTTGTGTTTGATTTGGTGTAGCACTTTGAGTTTGCACTGGCTCTGTTACTTGAGCTGGTTCCGCTGGTTGAACTGGCGCTGGTGGTTCTGTTGTTTGAGTCATACCCCTATCAGCAGCCATTTGATTTATTTGATCATGATCGGCTTGTGTTGGAACCCTATTCGGGTCATTCTGAGCATTTGCTGGTTGACCCTGTTTCGTTTTCAATAAATTAGTCAATTGAGCGAATATTTGATTATTTTGCTGACCTTGATCTGCAAGAATTTGTATCAATTCTTGGATTTGTGTAGGCTCAATCTGAGTTGGGTTACTTAATACTTGTGTAGCTAATTGATTAGTCTGTTGTACGGCAACGCCAGCTGACGCTTGCTGTGCTTGTTGGATTTGTTGACTCATTTGTTGATAAGCTAACCCAAAATTCTTAGCATGGTTAAAAGATGTATTTAATAAATCATTCTCTGATTTTAATTGATCAAAACCAGCTTTATTCGAACCAAGTGTATTAATTGTATTAAATAACTCATTAGCTTTACTGATTTTTGGTTCAACATTACCGATTAATGCAGCTATTTTATCAAAATCCTTTTTTAATGATTTTGTTTGTTTTTGCCATTTATCTATAGCACCACCATACTTCCACTCTTTACCTATATTCTTAAATGTCTGACCAACACGATTTAATATACCTTCTTCAAGATGACCACCCCATTCAGGGTTATATCTATTTATATTCCAATCTTTTTCATTTTCATCGGGAAATCGTGCATCTAATCTATCAGCTAATGAATCACGATCATGCTTTTGTTTATAGAAATTTTCCTCATCTGGATGTTGTGAATAACCCCTTGGTATTCTACCATATCGTGGTCTTTCCCCAGGCTCATCCATTTCATCATCAATATCAAATTCATTAATATCATCACGATGTATCCCTTTAAACTCAGCATTAACTGGCTCTTCAGGTACAATCTTTAAGTCAACCTGGATTTTGTTTTCATTCAAACCCATCAGTTTTCTTTGTCTATTTAATTTCTCATTTAAACGGTTATTCATTATACTTTAGGTTTTACATTGTAATTTAAATTATAATTAGCTCCTGGATTACTTGCTGATGCGGCTGATATACCACCTGGTTTAGGTGTGGCTATCGGTGCAGTTGTTTCAGTATCCGCTGTTGGGTGTGTACCCATACCTAATATTGGTTCACTGGTTTTAATTGGTTGATCGCTACCAGGTCTTTGTTTTTTTAAAGCAACAGCTTTTTGACCAATATTTGAACTTGGTTGGGCTTTCATTGATGGTGTAACTGGTGGGTATTCCGATTCAGCTGCATCAAGATTATTGGAAATATCACCTACATTAAAACCAGGGGCATCATTCTCAGGGTATTCATCCTCCGCAGCATCAAGATTATTAGCAATATCACCCACATTGAAACTTGGTTCATTTTCGGGGTATTCATTATTATCTGGATATTCGTCTTCAGCATTACTTAAATCACCACTAATATCATTAGCAATTTTACGATCCATTGCATCTACGGGCATAGCACCTGATTTATTATTTGATGGGGTGGCAACATTAGATCTATTAAACCTATTCCTTAATTTATTAATTTTATCTTTAAACCACTTAAGTTCGTTAAGCGTATCCATATCCTCAATAACGGAATCCTCCGAATCTTCATCACTAACCTCATCAACATTATTTGATGTATCATTAACATCTACGAACTCATTAATTTCAGCGCTTTCATTTAGACCCATCAATTTTCTTTGTCTATTGATGTTTTCGAGTAATATATTTGTTTTTTTCATTATATCTTTTTTAATTTCTTTTTAATGTCGATTATCATTCTATTATAAATAGTATTTGTAGCTTCATTAATCTTCCACGCATTACCCTTATTTTCACCATACTGAACCAAAGCCAGGTATAATTCCTTACCTTCAGGATCAAGACTATTATAATTCTGTAATGAAGGTCTAAATTCTGATGTACTTATAAGTTTATTAAGATAATGGATAAAGGGTGTATCCTCATTATAATCATGTATATAAATCTGTATTGCTTCCGCAACATCAAATGCTATATTCTGTGGATCTTCACCACCAAGACCAGCGGTGTTTATAATTTCTTTAACCACTCCACTATTTAAAATTTCTGTATGTGGTGTTTCATCTTGTGGGGTATCATTGTAATCTTCTTCACCAGGATCAGGTAAACCTTCGGCATCCCTTTGAGCTTGAACCCATGCGTCTGAACTATACCTTCTTGACATATAATCGTCATCATCATCTGTTTCAGATATTTCACCAGTTGCTTGAGGTGTCACAGGAATTGCCTCACCCCCACCATTATCGCCATTAATTTTAGCTGAAAAACTTTTCTTTGTATTTGGGTCTATCTTACTAAAATCAACAGCGGCTAAAATTGAATTTATAATGTATTTGTATTCTTTATCGGTTAATGTTTGTCCCGATTCACGCATAGCTTGCGTTAACTTACCAGTCATTTCTTGAATACCGTTAAAATCAGTACCTTGTGTTGGTGCTGACATATCAGGTGCCGCTGGGGTTTGTGGTATATCACCAGGAACCGCTTGCGGTGCTGGCGCTACAGGTGGTATTGCGGGTGTTACTGGGGCTGGTGGTATTGGTGAAGTTTGGTTATCACCTTTTACTTTAAGTATATAACGCTCATCTATACTTTTTTTTTTACAAGCTCAACGTTCTCTTTGTGGTTATTAAGTTCGTTAATTTCTTTAAGCATTAAATTTAAGTGTTTCAAAGCATCAGCGGATGTTTTATATGAGAATTCATGTAAATTTTTAACACCTGTCATATATTCATAAGACTCATTTACTTTTTTCTTTATATAAACATATTTTTCTTCTTGAACAATAGCGTATTCAGCACCATTAGATGCAACAGATTCGTATAGAATTGTTGTTTCATTATCTTTAGATTCAGCAATAGCTTCTGGTGATTTACTTTCAGTAATACCAGCAATTTGCCTAATTCTCGCTAATCTATCATCAATATTTGTTATTTTTTCAGAACCTACTGGCTTCATATTATTTAATTTTATATAACTATTCTTTATTCTTATTACTATAAATATCGGGAAAAATATTAAAAGACGTAATATTAAGCGTTTTCCAACGATAATTTTTTATCGAGTAATTCGTATTTGTAATCATTCAGATCCTCAATAAACCCCACTCTTCTGAGATATTTGAAAACCATATTCTCAACACCGTACTCGCCGCTCTTATCCAAACCAGCTTGTCTGAATTTCTTGATTTTAGACTTCAAAGCGTCTATCTTGACTATTTTTTCTTTTTCAGAACCACCCTTTTTTACCTTAGCAAATTCTTTATAAAAATACTTAACTTTTGATAATATCGCTTCTTTATTGAGTTCCCTTTTATTTTTACTTGGTTCTGATATCCATTTATTAAATAAAATTGAATATGTACCTTTTGAATTAACTATTTCGTCAATGTCTTGTACATACATTTCAACATCAAATTTCTTTATCTTGATATCGTGTTTGTTTGCAAAGTTTTGTTTTTTGGTATCAAAGAATTCTTTTGCCAGGTTTGTATTACCATTAAATTTTTTAATATCAATCACAAGATGTATATCAATATCGGAGTATTGCGACCAATTATAGTTACATATACTACCAACTAAAATAACATCATGGAGATCAACGGATTCTGTACCCAAAGATTCAATGAATGTTTCAGCTATTTCCAATAAATGTATTCTCACCTCTGGAATTAGTTTTACATTACTAAAATCAGAAGAATCTGCATTTTGCCAAATATCGGGAGATAATGTGTTTTTAAATTTAAAACTATTAATTACATTATTCATACCTATAAATATCTGGAAAATAGGTAATATACGTTAATTATTTAATTAATTTAGCGTCATGTACTAACATATTCATACTAATGAAACATGGTTCGGTTGTTTCGTATTGGAGTAAACCAAAATTAACATCACATATCTCACCTGTTATATCCCAAATTTCCACAGGTTCCCCTGCCGCATTTTGCATAACTAATCTAATAATAATTGTTCTTTTTTCTTCTTTGTTAAGAAATTCCAACCCAGCCATTAAAGCGTGGCTTGTCGATGGTGATATTGGGTCATATAACCTAAAAGACATAGGTTGCCAAAAAAACTTAGTTTTACCTTCAGAATCTTTTGATAAGATACAAGATGGTCTTGTAACTTGATTTACCACGTAATTTGGTAAATTGAAATAAGGTGGAAAAGTAACGGTAAAACGGTTACATAATTTAGGTTCAACATTAGTTAAATTTAAAGATTCGCTCATGAATATATTTTTGTGTAAATATAAACACAAGCGAATCGATGTAAATACTATTTATTTAGTATAAAGACGATATACTATAAATATTTGTATTCCTAATACGATAAAACCAATCAATGTCCTAATCAACTCCATTCTATGTTTATATTTTGAAAGATTATCTTCAAAACTCGGTTTTTTAGATTTAAACCCTGAAGCATATATATTATATTCATTCATATTTAATGTTTTCCAATCAATTTTACTCATTATGGTACAATTTGTTTTTGATCTTGTTTCATGAATTCTGGTATCTCACCATAATTTAAATCTTTCGGTATAACATCAACCCAATTAGGTGTAAATGATTTTGAATCTTTTCTAAGATTCTCAATATTTTTATAAGCCTCTTCTTTATCTAAATTAATTTTAAAATTCATGATTTATTTATGTATTAATTGGATAATGGTGCTTCAATTTTATCGTGTGATTTATAATTCTGAATCTGGAAATTATCTATATAAATATCACCAAGACAACTGAATTCCTGACCATCATGTTTGGTAATAGCCAAAGTTGGTAATTCATACGGGGTATTCAACAATTGCTTATTCGCAGGTTCAATGTGGTTAAGATATAAGTGCGTATCACCCAGATTACCAATAAGTTCATCAGGTATCATATTAACCTCTTTGGCTAAGATATCTAATAAGAAACCATATGATGCGATGTTAAATGGTAATCCCAGGAATGTATCTACAGACCTTTGCTGCCACATTAACGATATTGCACGTTTAGGAACACCACCAACAATAGCCATATCCATCATTTCGTTAATTTTCTCATCAGACATCTTATCTCTATTAACAAAAATTATACCGTCTGTCCATTTTGAAAATAAAGCAAAACGCTCATCGAAACTTAATTCCCTGGTATAAACCTGGAAACCATAATGACATGGTGGTAACACACAATTAGGTATCTCAGGAACATTCCATGCATTAACCATTAAACGCCTTGAATCTGGGTTATTCTTAAGGTCATTAATAAGGTTAGCTATCTGATCAATTCCAGCGTAATCATACTTCCATTTAAATTCACCATTAGGATATTGACCATCCCTTACAGATATTTTTCTGTTTGTCGCCCAATTTTTCCATTGTTTTCCGTAAACAGAACCAAGATCACCCCATTGTTTAGCAAACTCTTCATCTTTTAATATCTGTTCGATAAATTCTTCCTTAGTATATCTACAACCAGAAGCACCAGAAGATACACCAGGTATTTCAGTTGTAGATAATATTTTACACCATCTCGTTTCTGATGGATTTGCCACCATATATTTCTCATAGTTCTTATAGGCATCACCATCCCATATATGGCAACCATTCTGTACCAGAAATCGGATGTTGGTATCACCTTTAAGAAACCATATAAGTTCAGTAATTATACCTTTGGTAAACATTTTTTTAGTCGTTAACAAAGGAAACCCTTCCGACATTTTATGTCTTATTGTTCTGCCGAACACGGAGATTGTTCCAGTACCTGTACGATCACCTTTCTTTACACCATTCTCAAGAATATCTTTAAGAAGGTTTTGGTATTGTAAGTCTAAATTATTCATGCTCTAAAGAGTTAGTTAATTTACCCAAATCTTTTGAAAGATCGGTTAATTCTTTTTCAAGTTTAGCTTTTTTTAGTAAAAGCTCATTGAGTTCTATTTTATCGTGTTGGCTTAAGCCGTCCTCATGTTCAAGGATGTAGTTGATTTGTCTTTTAATTTTCGACAATGGATCGTGTGTCATATTAATTATTTTTTAATTTGTTTATTATTTTCTCTTTTAAACTACTTTGTT